CAATAAATTAGGATTAGATGGCAGAATATTGACATTTGGGATAGATGGAAAAAGGAAAGCGTTTGGAAAACGTAAAAGATTTCGGGGATAGACAGACTAATATAACCCAAAAGCCTCTGTTAAAAAATAGAGCAGTACGCGCGGCGCGAAAAAGGGGTAAATAAAATATTTTTGGGTAAGGGGTGCTAGTTTTTGGGGGAAAATTTACGCGGTAAGTCCTCACTCCCAACCGCTCTCGGCACTAAAGCGTGCTACTCGTGACCGTTACGGCGTTGTTCGCTTGGGCCACGCGCTTTCTGGGCCTTTGCTGATGTTAATTATATCAATATCGACCGTGAAAGCATCTTTCATTCTTTTATATAAGCGCTCGAAGGCGGGGCCACTCGCTCCGAGGTTATTCACGTCGTCAACTTGGTTATTTTTTAGCCTGTCGCCAATTAGGATGCATCCTTTTGTATGGTCATCATCATTCCCAACGTGGAGGTAGACATATTTAAAGTTTGGCACGTCTTGTAATTCAAAATGCCAATCAAAAAAGGGGTATTTCGCTCTATATTTCTTAGTGAGATCACTCAAAACGCGCCTTTGTTTAATTTTATATTTGCCCTCTGGTATCCGCGTCTCGCCTTCTACCTTTACTTTCTGGTATTGGTCCTCCAAGGTAAAACAAAGAAAATACTTTCCCTGATAGAGGAGGCCTATAGTGCTTTCTTTGCTTTCTGAGAAGCGGTATAAAGTAAGGTGCAAATCCATTGTCATTTTTTTTTGCTTAAAAGGTGGTTAGTTAGCGTACTTAATGACGTCTCAATATTTCCAAGTCTGGTGTCGACCTCTTTACGGAATTGCTTATCTACGCCGTCATTGACCTTAAAAGAGCTATCAATTTCGTTGACTTTAGCCTCCAATTTTTCGATCTTTTTGTTCTGTATTTTATCGACCATTTTATGACCCACAACAGAACCACCACCACCCAGACCCAAGGCCGCTAGTAATGTGGCCCAATGCTCTGTTAACCATTCTTCCATTTGTTTACTTTGTAAGCTCCTTAAGTTCATCGGCTGTAATTTGTCCCTTTACTAATAGGTAGCACGCAGCAACGGCAATGACTAGGCGAATAATAGACTTTAACATTCTAGGAGTGGAAAAGTTACCAATGCCAGAATCCTTTGACTCAATGTTCGATTTAATCGACCCAATGACAGGGATTAAATCAGTTACGACAGATAAAATTGATTTTAACATCTTTTTTTTGCTCAAATATAAATAATTTTCATTTAATTTGCGTATGGTCTTATATATTAACGGCGAAATAACACAAGAACTAGCGAACAGCGTTCGCGCACAGCTTGAAAAAACAAAAGGGCCTGTCGAGTTACATATCGACTCACAAGGTGGGGACGTCTTTGCGGGTCTCTCTATCTATAATATGCTCCAAAGGCGTGAGGTAACAGTCTACGTCGATGGATTGGCGGGGTCAATAGCCTCAGTCATTGCGCTAGTTGGAGATGAGAGGCCGCAAATTAGTGAGACAGGTACTTTTGCTATTCATAATGCACTTATAAACCAGACACAAGGGAATCATCACGAACTAAGACAAGTGGCTAGCAGCCTCGAAAAGTTCAGCGATATTGTCGCGTCCGTTTATGAGAAAAAGACCAATTTAAAACTCGAGGAAATCAAAGAATTAATGAACGCCGAGAGTATTTTCACAGCCAATGAGGCTGTAGAGTTAGGCTTTGCAAAAGAAATTTACACGCCATTAAAAGCCGTGGCATACTTTAAAAATATAGATATGAATTTATTAGAAAGAATTAGAGCCAACATGGCGACGCAAGACGCGTCGATCACGGAAGCACAAGAACCGAGCGTTAGCGCTGAGGTAGAAGAAGGGGACATCGTTGCAGCATTCGATGAGGCACAAGTTGCCGAAATTACGGCTATTGTAGAAACCGTTGTAGCTAAGTTAATGGCCGGTACGGAGGAAATAGTTGAAAATAAGGTCGGAGAGGTCACAGCGGAAATCTTAAACAAGATAGTAAGCGAAGGCAGCGCCCCAAGACATAACAAAATATCACAACCAACGGTAAAGATGAATGGGTTTGACGCATTCAAAGCAGCCAAAAATAAAATTAACAGCAAAATATCATGAGCGATATAACACCAATAACACTTAACGCGAATGGGATCATACCTATTCCTAATTACCACCTCAAAGCCGTACTAGGTGCGACAACCATTGACAGAGGTTTGGTAAACGTAAGACCAAAATACCAAGATAAGGTCGAAATCATTAGGATGTCAAGTTCAGCAAATAGCTTGCACGCGCCTGTAGTTACACCAACGACAGGAGTAGGCGACTTTTCAATTGATAATAGATTGATCACTTTAGGAGATGCTATGTATTACAGAGAGTTTTCGCCTATTAGGGATTTTGAAAACGAATACCAATGGCAATATAACAGGGGTAAACTTACTGAAGCTCAACTCGCATCAATTACAGAGACCGCAGTCAAAGAGCTTGCAACATCTGACATTGCCGACGGCGTTGAAAATCTTATCTGGAACGGCGACACAGCAAGCGCAAATGCATGGCTTAACAGAAGTGACGGTCTCATTAAATTATTAGATGCTGACAGCGACACCGATATTAACAATGTGACATTTGGTGGAGTTTTAACAGCTAATAACATACTTGATGAATTCCAAGCTATGATTGACGCGTGCCCCGCTGCAGTATTGGAGCAATTGAATATTAAATTTGTTGTTTCATACGCTGACTTGCAGAAATATTATGCAGCCATTAGAGATAGCGTTATCACAAAAGGTATTAATATCATGGATCCAGGAGTCGCAAGATTTGCGGGCATTCCTATTGTATCTTGTGGTATCCCAGAGAACAAAGTAGTATTAGGTGTATTCGATGGCGGACAAGATGGACAGCTACAGGCTGCGACTTGGATGAACGAAGACCGTTCTGGCTTATTAGTCGACAGATTACAGGCTAATAGTGAATTATTTTTTATCAAAGCACTTTTCAAGTGGGGAATTAATTACCGACTTGGCGCTGAAATCGTTTACGGAAAAGTTTAATGAGCTGCGCGGGGTTGTTTTTAGGTAGTTCTATTTCATGCAGCGATCCGCTCGCTGTTGGGATTGAGCAACGTTTGTTTTTAGCAAACCTTGAGGATGTAGCATCCTTTACCTTTGATGGAACTGAGACCAACATGGTCACAGCTATCACAATGAAAGCCACTAAGAAGTTTTTCGAGTTTGAAGGACTAAAGCAATCCATTAGTACTCAGTCTGAGTATATGCCTAAACCCTATTCTGTAGGGTATAAGCATACGGTTGATTTTAGCGTCTTTAGCGTAACTGCAGAACAACGCAGAAACCTTGAGGCGATGGCTTTTCAGCCTACCGTAGCTATCGCGTTTGGACCAAATGACTCAAGCCTCGGAAACGGTGCTTTTGAGATACTTGGAATTAACGCGGGCCTTGAAATTGTAACTAATATTCGTATACCCGCCGACAATGAGACAGGCGGAGCGTATAGAATACAGCTAGCAACACCAGACGCGGGCGGCATTGAAAGCCAATTGCCATCGGTATTCTGGTCAACTGATTACGCCACCACTTTAACAGCCCTAGAGGCCTTGAAAGTATAATGGGTAATCTCAGACAGTCCAAGTTTAAATCTGTGTTTCTTCAAAACCTCGAGGCCAAGCGTCTCGAGGTTACTGAGGAACCAGAGGCAAAAAAGACTATAAAGAAAACAGCTAAAAAGAAAGCTAAAAAATGAACATACTAGGAACTCTGGGAGGTCAAACGCCGCTATATCAGCGAATCGCTACACCTCGCGATACCGTTGATAACTTTTTATATTACGGCGCTGATAACCGTTACCCGAATATGGTAAAAGCGGTCTTAAATTTGAGTTCCTTATCTACTAGTTCAGTTAATTTGATAGCCAACTTTATTCGAGGCGACGGCTTTGAAAGAGGCGACACTATTGTCAATGATTTAGGCGAGTCCGCTAACGATATTTTGTGGAGCATCTCAAACGATCAAGCTATTTACAACGGCTACGCGCTACACCTTAATAGCAATGGCCTCGGATCAGTCAAAAGCATTGAGCATATACCCTTTGAGTTTGTGCGCTTAGGCTTACCAGATCAGAAAGGACGCATTAGAGATGTGCGCGTCTCAAACAATTGGGAATCTACCAACAGCCAAGCACTACCTAACAACGTCGAGAACCCTACGCGCTATCTTATATATAACGCTGAGCAAAACGGCGTTGAGGCTTTGACAACTGCCAAAGGTATGGTCTATTATTCAACACCTAAAAAAAACGAGTATCCACTCAGCTCCATTGATCCAATTATCGAAACAGCGCAAAGCGATAACGAGCTACAAAAGTTTGAGCTTGGAAATATTACGAACGGCTTTCTATCTATGTCAATTTTCAAGTATCCATCAAGCGGAGATAGTGAAGAACAGGAGGAGGCTATAAGAGAAAAGCTAAACGCTTTAAAAGGAGCAGCGAACTCTAATTCTATTATCGTTGTCGGCGTGGATGAGGATAGCGAAAATACGAGCAATCTAATTGAGCAAGTACCCGCAAATAATAATGACTCTTTATTCGTGAATACGTTATCAAGCGTCCGCAAAAGGATAGTCACTAATTTCGCCGTACCGTCTGGCCTCATGGGTCTATTACCAGAAGGCTCTATATTCAGCGCTCAGCAATTGGCAGATGAGTATACCTATATGAACCTAAGAACCAAAGACACACGCAACCACATTGAGCGCCAAATGGCAAAGCTCGGCTTAGATGTTGGGCGTATAGTACCTAATCAATTTGCATCATCTCAAATGGCAGAAAATGGCACTACTACTTGATAAACTTTTACTAGACAAAAGCGACCTATCTAATTTTAGAGAGGTAAGTGCTAATATTACAGATGCTAAGATGGCCATCTTTATCAGAGAGGCGCAGACTATCAACGTCAAACCCTTCTTAGGGGCGGAGCTTTATTTGTTATTGCTCAATGACTACACCGTAGCGACCAAGTCATTCGCCACCCAAAAATATACTGACCTATGGTTTGGTGCTAACTACACGAACACCAATGGAGTAGTAGTAAGACAAAATGGCCTAATGAGTAGCAGCGTTTACTTTACTTATGGCCGTTTCTTATTGCAACAAAATACGAATGTCGGGAGATATGGAGTAGGCAGCCTCAATCAGGAAAACACCACCACAAGCGGGCCAAGTACCGTACGCACTAATACAACCCAAGCCAACGCCGTAGCCCTCAGCTACCAGAAAGACGTTGAAACCTTCCTACGTGATAACCTCACTATATACCCCGAATTCAATACCAAGACCACCACAGGCCAGAAAATAGCAGCGCCTTTCTTTAAAGTTTAAAAAAAATTATTAATTTGTTTGGTTAGTTAAGTAATGTTTGTTAGGTTTGTAACGAATCTAACAGACATACTTATGAAAACTTATACAATATCCGAACGATCACTTAAGAATTTTTTATCTTATGCCTATGATATGGGCAAGAATAGCGGCGACAATGTACATTTAGAAGTCGTAAAAAATGAAGTTCTCAAGATGGTACAAGATAACGCCGCATATTTTAAGGCGTTAGAAGCAGACTTAAAACCAAAATTACATGAGGATTAACATAAAAATACCTGACGACATCCATACAGCTCTCAAAGTAAGGGCTGCTAGTGAATCTATTACTTTACAACAATTAATTATTAACATTTTAACCAAACAAAAATGACTTTTTTACCAAACGATTACGAAGCACCAAAGCCAAGCGGCGGAGGATATACCAAATGTCTCAAAGGAGATACTATACTCAGATTTCTAGGCAACCCCATCACAGGCTGGGAATGGTGGGAATCTATACACGGCACCGAAAAGCCTGTAAGGGTTTCCAATATGAGAGATATACAAGACGAACACGCCACACAAAAAGCGAAACATTTTTGGGCGTGCGCTGTCTGGAATTACAAATCGAACTGCGTTGAGATATGGCAGATAAACCAGAGGACAATACAGGAGGCAATAATGAATTTAATTAATGATGCAGACTGGGGGGACCCGCGCGAGTATGACCTCAAAATAACGCGAACAGGGGAATCTTTGGAGACCAAGTACACCGTAAGCCCAAAGCCAAAAAAGGAGCTACCAGAGGCTGCTAAATTTGAGTTTGAATTGATGAATATCAAGCTCGATAAATTGATCACAGGCGAAGACCCATTTGAATCATGAGTACGCAAAACGGAGAACCAGACATAGGCCCAACATTCGAGGAGTTTTGGGAGCTATACGATAAGAAAATTGAGCGCAAGAAATGCTTAAAAGCATGGCAAAAGCTCGACCCAATGACGCGCCAAGAGTGCATACTCCATGTAGTCAATTACGTGGAGTCTACACCAGATAAAAGGTATCGCAAAAATCCATTTACCTATCTATTTAACGAATCATACTACGATGAAATTATCCAGACAAGAAAATCAAGACATCGGACTGCCTTTGAATACATCATTAAGCACTATTCTCAATGAGTGTGAACAGGTGGAAAGAGTTCAAACGGCTGTTAGCGCTGCTATGTATGGGGTTTGTAATCTATATAATGACGTTGATCCTCAAGCGCTCACGCAGATGATGGATGCCTTTTATAGGGAGTTTAAATATGAGCCGCTCTCTGTTTTTATTGACGTCATAGATGACTTTAAAACAGGCAAAGTGAAGGTATTTGGGAGGATAACACCGAACCAGGTACGCGAGTCTATCATGGATAAGTTGGATAAAATAGCAAGGGAGCGCGAAAATGCTCACTTGGATAGGAAGGGGGACGCGGGGGACCGCTCCACCCTTACTTTACGTGAAGCTCTGGCAAAGGTAACGACTCAGAAATGATAAACAGCAGAGCGAAGGGCCACGCCTATGAGCTACAGATAGTGAACAGGCTAAAAGAGCTAGGCTATGACGCTGTCACAAGCAGATCAGAGAGTAAAAGGATGGATGATTTAGGGGTTGATATTATCGACAATACTGATTTTTACATCCAATGCAAGGCGGTTGAGAAATTAAAGCCTAGCTTGCATGACATCTTGAAGAGGATGCCTACAAAAAAAGTGCCTGTC